CCGAACGCAGCAGCCATCCTAGTGTACCGCGAGGCACTTAGGCAATGGCCTGCAAGAAACGAAGCTGGTGAATACATCAACGGCTTTCCCAACACAAGACCAGAGGTGAGCTAATGGCTTTAACAAAAGTAAAGGCTGGCGTTATTGCAGACGATTCAGTAGGTGCTGCTCAAATTGCTTCTGACCCAATAGCCGTAGGTATTACCACAGTAGCCACAGCCTCATCTTTGACAGCGACAGTGAATACTCATGTCTACGTTAGCGCAGCAGGTCAGACTATTACTCTTCCTGCCAGCCCAGCAATAGGGCAAAGAGTTATCGTAACGGTAGGCAACTTTGTCAATACAGTGGTAGGTAGGAATGGGTCAAAGATAATGAGCTTAAATGCTGACTTTACTATGGATGCAGCTTACCTCTCAATTCAATTTATATATACGGACGCAGTCCAAGGGTGGGTGATGTCGTGAGCAACTTTAGTGATTTTATAAGTAGTGGCGGTGGCGGCTCAGAAGTAAATGACATCAAAGCTGTTAATAGTCAGGCCAATTTAATAACCACAGAATCAGGTGAAAAGTGGTTAAAGTCAGGAGTTACGGATACTGCAATAAATGATTTTCCTGCCGCAATACGCTCTTTAACAAATATGGCTTCCAGTAGTTCTAACTTTAATATTGCTGCTAGTGGGCGAGGTTGTGTGGCTGTAGGTTCTGACATTTGGGTAGTATATGACAGCACCATGCAAAAGTTTGCAAACACAGGTGGGTCTGCTGTAGCCACATATAACTTAGGCAACTCCATTTCGGAAACGGGCGCAATAGGGTTTGACGGCACTCATATATGGGTGGCCAGTGGTGGCAGTTCAGGCAGAATATGGAAGTACACTCTGGCAGGTGCTTACGCAAATGTAAATTTTTCAGTACTTTCGCAAACCACTACTCCAAGAAGTCTTGTTTGGGATGGTAGCCACTGGCATGTTTGTAATTATTCCAACAATCAAGTTTATAAATACACAGCCGCAGGAGTCTTTGTAAGTCAGTATCTGATTCAAGGTCAGGATAACCGCCTAACTCTTGCTGAAGATTATCTCTATGGAATATCGCGAAACAGAGATGTTCATAAATACACAACAGATGGGCGCAGCAAGGGGCTTTTTGCGTCAGGCTCTAATATTATACAGGATGTTGTTACTGGAAGTGACGGCAGCGTAACGGGCATTGCCTTTACTGGAACGCACTTTCACATTTTAGACAGACCAACTCTCAAAATGCATAAGTTTCAAGCACCAAAAGCAGTTGGTCTGCCAACAATAGACACTAGCGTATTTAACGGCTCCGTGTACACGAGGATTTTGTAATGACTTTGCAACTACATGTACCTGTTTTAGAAACGAAAGAAACATACGCAAAGCAATGGCGTGATGCAGAACTAGCTCGCACGGACATTCTTGTTGCAATACCTGATCACCCGCAGCGTGAGGATTTGCTGGCCTATCGAATTATACTACGTCAATGGCCATCCACAGATGCGTTTCCCAGTACTCGGCCAACTTTAGGAGGCTAACATGCTCGCTGAAATCTCAGTCGTGGTCGGTGTACTCAAGACTCTTAATGATGGCATAAAGACTGTCAAAGAATCCGGTGAAAACCTAACTGGCCTAGCTGGAGTTTTTGATACATTGACAGCAAGTAAAGCTGCCGTTGAAACGATTGAATCTGAAACCTCAGATGCCAAAGACGGCAAAGTTTTGACGCAGGAAGAGGCTCTATCTTTGGCTTGGATTCGCGAGGATATCAAAAAGAAAGAGCGAGCTTTGAAGCGCAGTGTTCCACATCAAGTGTGGAGGGACATGCTGTTTTTACAATCAAAATCACTAGCGAACCACAAATTCAAACTTGAACAAATACGCCTAGCGAAGGTGCGAAGAATTTCAAAGATTGACACCCTTTTCAAAAATGCATTGGGTGCTGTCTGCGTAATTCTGAGCGCAGCGTTGGCTTACTACTTTTTAATTTTACCGCAGGTATCCTGATGGCTGATGCAAAAGAAATAATAGACATTGCTGCGGCAAGCACAGGTGTCCTAAGTTTGGCCGCTTGGCTGCCACCAACTGCAAGTCTTTTTACAATCGTATGGCTCGGCATTCGGATTCTTGAAACCGACACAGTGAAAAAACTATTTAATAAGAAAGACACATAGGTCTGTAAGACTTTTTAACACCTAATGCCCACTTAACTGTGGGCTTTTTTTTGCACCTTTAAAGGATATGCACAGTGACAGAACACAATTACAAATACTTTAAGATAGATGACTTTGACTGCTCAGAGACTAATGAGAACAATATGCAGCCGAGCTTTATTAGAAAGCTAGATAAACTAAGAGAGGTCTGTGGGTTTCCCTTTTACATCACAAGCGGTTTTCGCTCGAAAGATCATAGTTCAGAAAAATCAAAGGTAAATCCTGGCACTCATAGCCAAGGGATCGCCTGCGACATTGCAGTCACTGGTGGTAGACAAAGAATGCAGATTGTTAAGCATGCGGCTGCACTTAACTTTGCAGGGATTGGAGTGGCCAAAGGTTTTGTCCATGTAGATACCCGCGATACTAATTCAGTCCTCTGGAGTTACTAAAATGTTACAAGCATTAATCGGCCCAGTCACAGGACTGCTCGACAAGTTTATTGAAGACAAGGATGCAAAGAATAAAATTGCATTCGAGCTAACCACCCTTGCAGAGCGCCATGCCCAAGAGTTAGCCAAGGGTCAGCTAGAAGTTAATAAGGTGGAGGCTGCCCACAAGAATCTCTTTGTTGCTGGATGGAGACCTGCTGTCGGCTGGTCGTGTTGCTTTGCTCTTGTCTACTCTACGATCCTTTCCCCAATTTTAAGCATATGGTTTAAAGTACCACCTGTTGATAGCTCGTTGTTGACAACAGTATTAATGGGCATGTTAGGTCTTGGCGCAATGAGAACCGTTGAGAAGACGAAAAACGTCCAGAGGGAGAGATAATATGGCTGGGAAAGGTTCATCTCAGCGACCAACAGACAAGGCGGCTTTCTCATCTAACTACGATGCAATATGGGGAAACCCGAAAAAGAAAGCAGAAGCAGAATCTGGGGCTAAAAGCCAGCAGAATCTACCCACGAAAACACTTAAGTAAAGTGTAGTATTTGCTCTAAGATTCGTTTATCCTTTGCGTACTTGGAGAGGCTTTTCCAAGACAGAAGGCTCTAACCTATTGATTTCAAAGGGAAAAAGCCCGGGTGGCGAAATTGGTAGACGCAAGGGACTTAAAATCCTCATGCGTCACCATTACTTAAAAACCCCTTTGAAATCAGTAACCTACAGACGCGCAAGGGATAAGTTTAGCGTTTTTACAGCCTTCTGTCTTAATAAGTGTCTCCTCAAACCAAGAGGAGCAATAAGCGTATGTCACATAATATCAGCAGCAATACACCCACGATTCTTGCCTTTTCAAAAGCCCACCAACGCAGGATTTGGGATAGCCAAAAACACAGAAAGACATCTTTATCGAAAATGGTGGCTTTTTCTGAGTTCTCAGACTACTCAACCCTCCCCATTGACCAATATTCCCCATCGCACATCTATGACTTCTTAGAGTATCGAGAAGACTTCTTCCACAATCTTCCAGCTACCCTCAATCGATACACCGCAGCACTTAATAAGGTCTTCAAGTTTTATCACGCGGAGATCAAATCCGGTACACCCCCTGCCTTAAAATGGCGAAGGGAAGCTGGAGGCCGCCCCCGCAGCTTCACACAAGAAGAGCAAGATGACCTTACTGATATCTTCTTTAAAGGCCCACATCCTTGGTCTGCACACATTGCAACTCTCCTTTTAAGAACTGGTATGAGAACCAGCGAGGTAGTCAACATTGGACTGACCGCAGATGAGGTTGGCGAAGAGGAAACCTATGGTCAGATTAGCCAGGATAGGTCTTGTGTCATGCTATTCCGCACTAAGAACGGCTCAGAAAGAGAAGTACCTTTGTGTCCAGAGGCTCGCAGAGCATTAGAAGGGCTTAACTTTCGGCCCTCGACCTTTTTTAACCATCACGATTGGTATGAAGATTGGCGCAGAGCAAGAAGGATCATAGCCCCAGATGACGTTCATTTTGTACCACACGTTTGTCGTCATACCGCTGGAACTAATTTGGCCATCAAGGGATGGAACATGGCGATGATCGGCTTTTTGCTAGGACATAAGTCCATTGTGACAACAGCAAAGTACATTCACGAAGATAAAGCTACACTCAGAAAAATGGTCGAATCTTTATGATTAAACAGTTACTATTATCAGAAAGTCAGGGGGAAAGACACATGACAAAGACAGAAGAGATACCTATTGCGAACAGAA